TAACTATTTGAGAAATCAATTTGCCATCAGCCTTTCCTCCTAAAGCTTTCATAGCCTCTGGCATTACCTTACCCATAGCTGCTGGCCCAGAAACACCAAGATCAGTCACAATCTTTTGGATAATTGAACGAACTTCACTAGCGTCCATCTGTGCCGGTAAATATTCTTCGATATATTTTAATTCGGATTTTTCAGTATCTGCAAGATCATCACGACCTTGTTGCTCATAAATTTCAATTGAGTCTTTTCTTTGTTTTGCCAACTTTTGACGCGCCTTTACGTAACTCTCCTCTGTTACTGAACTTCCGCCCTCTGCGGTTTGCAATAGCAAAAATGCACTATTAATACCTCTTAGTGCTCTCAGACGATCGCTATCCTTAGCTTTCATCGCCTCTTTTATACCCTCATTGATTTTATCTGCCAATGTCATGAGTGCAAAGATACAACGAACTTTTGAGGCAAAAAGCCTCAAATCAATAGTTTAATTTGCTAGATAAATAGCCAAAACACGAGAATAATCCTCTTTTTGAATAGATTTTGTTACTAAATCAGTTAAAGTTCCATTCTGCAAATCTTCTTTTGCCTTTTCAATTTGAGCTTCTTTTGGCCATTCTAATAGTGAAGAAATTTTCCCCAAAACATTTGCAGAAAACCCTATTATATCCGCAACACTTCAAACAAATGGCCCCCATATCCCTTATAGTATATCGAGTGTTTCGACAACACAATATATTATTTCCTTTTCTTCGGAATTGCCTACAGGATTTGAATACTCTATCTATACTTTGGCGCGTCCAACGGGAACCAGTCTTTTAAGGCAAACAAAAACATTATCTTTTTCTCAAGACCTTGAAGCAGGGCTCGACACGTTTAATATTTCTTTTAGTGAATCTTTTGAAGTTCCTCCGATTGTATCTTTGGGGCTAGAAACCTCTGGAGAAATTATACCTTTTTCCATTACTTCGGTAAACGAACAAGGTTTTTCTGTTAAGTTTGCTGCGCAGATTCAAACATCTACAAAATTACATATTCAAGCAACAAGATAGTTGTGTATATATCATTATGAGCGAAGACAATTTTTTATTAAGTGACACAATAAAGTCAAAAAAAATCATTTTAAATGAAAAAGATTTAAGTGAAGATATTTCTAGCCTGCACGTCGTCGCATCAACAAACACAGGGGGAGAAGCTTCGGACGAAGATGTCTCTAGCTTGGCTGCGGTTGACAGCGCTCTTTCTCACAGCTTAGGCCAGGACATCTCAAGTTTAACTTTCTCGGAGAATAGTAACGCAAATTCTATTTCCGACTTGGAAGAAAGCATCTCTAGTTTATCCGTCAAAGAGATAGGGTCGACAGAACAAGTTTTGGTTGACTATTCGCTCGGTCAAGACTCCGATATTTTCGCAGAATATAGAATCAATGAATCAACCGCTGGACTCACGAATATTTCAGATTCTTTATCTATTTCTGCAGATGCGACATTAGGCGATGATTACGTTCATGTTGAAAATTACACATTAAACGGTATTGATGTATCTCTATCACAAAACATTTCTATAACAATTCCTTCTGTATTGAATGAACTCAACTCAGAACTATTTATTTCTTACGCTTTTTTATTCTCGCCAACATCAAGCATTACGGGATCTAGCACCGCAACCTTTTTTCGAAACGGTGGCGTTGGATTAGATTATTTTGTTAGTTCTTTTACGAATCCTGGCTTTATAGAGAGAAGAATACAAAGCGGGGGTAATTCAGTCTTGTTAGAAACAGAATTGTCATTTATTACAGTCAGGCAATCAGGACAAATTTCAATTTTAAACAACGGAAACCGTCATTCCTTCTCTATTGAAAGCTTAGATTTCTCTCGTACAAATAGACTTTACCACACTCCCGTCGGACCCGTCGGCCTTCCATATACAATTATGGGCAGAAATTATTCTTTGATCGATAAAGTTGAGTGGTATTTAGCGAATCAATTAAATGCAATTGACTCTTTGCCCTCAACTCATACTTACAAAGATACAGCGCCAGAAGGCTTAACTTCAGAACAATTCGTGACTACCGATGCGTTCTTCTCTAGCTTCTATCAAGATTATTTACAATTAAAAGAAACTGTTTCAAGCTTATCCGGTTCTTAAAAATTAATTCTTGACATATCGTATTCACTGTGCTATACTTTATGCACAATGAATCTATTATATAAGACAAAATGCTATTTGGTTGGCCACATGCAATATGTAAGTGGTAGAAATTGGAGAGAAGATGTAACAGAACGCCTGGATCCTTTGAGCATTACTTGCTTCGATCCATACAAAAAACCATTCATGAAAGATGTTGAAGAAGACGAGGCTTCTCGTCAAGAAATGGAAACATGGATGCGCACAAAACAATACGATCGAGTAACCGAACGCATGAAAACTGTTCGAGCATACGATCTCAATTTAGTTGATCGCAGTGATTTTATTATCGCACACCTTGTTCCCGAAGTAGCAAGCTGGGGTAGTGCAGAAGAGATCACACTTGCAGTGCGCGAAAAAAAACCTGTGTTTATCAGTATGGAAGGTGGCAAAGCAAAAACGCCATTATGGATGCTTGGCATGCTTCCCCATAAATATATTTATAATAGTATTGACGAAATCATTGAAATGCTGTACGCTATAGATAATGGAAACAAACCAATCGATTCAGACAGGTGGAGACTTTTAAGAAAGGAGTTTAGATAATATGTTTTTTACAGGAGACTTTGTTCTATTTGGTTTTTTAGGTTCGCTGGTATATTTTTATCTCAAATCTAAAGAAGATGATTTTTTTGACTCGTGATACAAGAAATAACAGACATAGATCAATTCGATGAAGCAGCTTCCCAGTGGAACAATAAACTAAACAAGCGTTTCTGGAAAATGAAGGTTAGCTCGAGCCCTAATTTTAGATTCAACCCGGATTCAATCCACAAAAATCTTAGATCTTCATTCATAGAAGGCTTGATGAATCCAAATAAAAATGAAAAAATTAAACTTTGGTCTTATTATGAAGGCGATAAAAGCATAGCGGGCTGTGTTTTTTTTGAAAACTATAATTTTCTTCTTGGACAAACATGTCTGCAAGAAGTTCTTTGGCAGCTTAATGGAAAGCTTGCAAACTGCTTTAAAGAAATCAAGATTCTCAAAGAATTGCTGGATACTGCCGAAAATTATGCGATTGAAAGCGGCATTGATTCGATAGTCATAAGTAGAGACCCTAAGCTGCATGCCCCATTTTCAGATAAATCTTTTTCAATTAAAAATAATTATACAAAAAAAGATTACCACCCAATGAGCATTCAGTATATTAAATACTTAAAATAGTCTTGACATTAGCAGTATTATACGATATAATCAATTCCATGAACAGCAAAGTATCAAAACAAATCAGAGAAATATTAAATTATGACCCGAATTTTAGTGATGCAACAAGCAAGCGAGTATATTCTCGCGCCAAAAAACAATACAACAAACTAAGCAAGGGGGCAAAACCAATTTTTTTACAAGAACTTAAAAACTTATACAACACCAATAAATAATTATGGAAAATACGCAAGAAAAGCAAGAATCAAAGTGGCGTAGCCGCGAGCTCGGAGCTCTGTGGGTACGAAGTGGAAAGAACCAAAAATATCTTTCTGGAACTATTAACGTCGAAACAATGCCGGGAGTCTCAGAACCCGTTAAGGTTGTTGTTTTTACAAACAAAGGTCGCGAGAAAAACGAAAAAGCTCCAGACTATGTTGTTTATCGATCGGAAGATCCCAACAGCGTAGATCAAGTCGCGTCAGAGGCAGCGCAAGAAGTTTCTGCCCAGACAGAGCCTAAAGAAGATAAGGAAATTCCAGAAGAATTATTTTAATATATTAATAATGATATTATCATGAATATTCTCAATAAACTATCGAGTACTGGCGAAAAGCAATTTTGGCACAGTAAAAAGTTCTGGGCGGCAGTTGTCGCCGTCGCAGTGCCTATTGTAAATCATTTTTTTAAGCTGGGCTTAACGCAAGATGTTGTGATTCAAGTAGTTGGTCCGATTTCAGCTTACATACTTGGTCAAGGCTTAGCCGACTTAGGCAAGAACAAAAGTTAATTATG